GTACCTGCTAGTGTACCCGTTCCAGTCAAATAGAACTGGTTATTTCCCGGAAGCGCCCAGAACCAGTTTGATCCGCCGGCAACAAGGTTGCGAGCGGAGTTGCCGTCATAAGTGACTAGGCGTTGGCCGAGGTCAATGATTAAGGTGTCGGTGTTGCTGTAACTGCCTTGAATGGTGATGTAGTTTCCCTGAGTGGTGTTACCGACAGTCGGGTTAGTAATCGGACCCGTAATTGTGATGATTGGGTAACTGTTAGCCCAACCTGCGTTATTGACAGTTGTTGTGGTGCCGCTTGATCCGCCGCCGTATACAAGAGGATAGACGCGGTTGTAGGTACGGCCTAGTGCGTTTCCGACCACCATAGCCGCAGTATTTTGCGTGTTGTCGTAATACTTTGGATCTGGGCAGAAGAACTCCCATTGGCTAGTGATGTAGCCGTAGGTGAAGTTTGGATCAACGATGGTCTTGTTAGCGCGTACACGGGCATTGAGGAATTGCAGTCCTGAAGCCGCAGATAACTGGAATTGAAGCTGGTTGGTAGAGGCGAAAGGCGTGTATGAAGCTTGTGGCAATAGCGCCGCTTTGAGCAGGTTGTAATTGTATTGAGCCGTGTATCCGTTACCGGCAAGGGTGAGGATTGTGACTGTTACCTTGCGGCCGCCGAGGAAGTCACGGCCTGAGAACATTCCATCGTTGAAACCTTGGTTGTCGTCTTGTACGCGGATATCCGGAAGTCCGACCAGTCCATCTACGGCTGTAATTTGATAAGGCGATCCGGCGCCACCAAAGGCGAATCCGTTGTAAGCCATGCCGTAGTAATTGAGCGAGGTTATAGCCATTAGAAGTTAGCCCCTACTCTTGCCGAAGGGTTGGAGACAAGTGCTTGCGTTGATCCGTAAAGAATGCCGTTGATTGTTGCAGTCTGAATGTCGGATGGCGCTGTCGTGCCATTGATGTTGTTTGTTTGATTGACTGTAACGCTTGGTGTTGTGCTGGTCGTTGAAGTCGGTGTAGGGAGTGCCTGATTGCCGCTGATGTAAGGCGTTGCGATTGAGCCGCTGAGAGCCAATCCTGCCGAAGCCTGACCGCCGACCCCTAAGCCCGACATCAACTTGGCGACCGCTTCCAGTTTGGTTTGGAGATCGTTGAGTTTGGTCATGGTGGAGTCGTGAAGATCGGTGGTTGCTTGATCGAAAGTGGTTTGAGACGCGGTTAGGGCATCTTGCAGGGTCTTGGTAGCCGTGCTGAGAGAGTCGTCTAGGGCTGTCTTTGCCGCCGCTTGCGCGTCTTGTAGTTTGGTTGTCGCGTCTGCGATTGTTTGATCGAGGGTATTTTGAGCCGCCGCTAGTGCGTCTTGTTGCGCGGTTGTCGCCTTAGCAATTGCATCGTTGTAGGTAGTTTGCGCCGCCGTGAGAGCGTCATTGAATGTGCTTTGCTGAGACGCCAGCGCCGTTTGCAGGTCTGTCCCGATTTGGTTGTATTGCGCTTGCAAGCTCGTATCAGCCAATATGCCGTTCTGATTGAGCGAGGAAGCGAGATCGTTGAGTCCGTTCTTAGATACATCTTGAACCTGTGAGAACAGATTTTGGATTTGTGCGGTTGTACCCGGTTGCGCGTTGATAAGCGCCTGAGCCATTTGGTCGCCGAGTAGAGGACCCTGCGCCACGACTTGTTGAATGAATTGTTGTGAGTAGCCCAAGCCGCCCAATTTCGCCGCATCTGCCGCGAGTTTGTTCATTTGGTCTAACTGATTTTGTAGAGAGGTGACTAGGCCGGTTGCTGTGCCATAGCCGAAGAATGACTTAGCGACATCTACGCTTGTAGCCTTGCTGAACGCGTCTGTGAGTTCAGCCTCAGACTTTTGCACCAGCGCTAATTGCTTGTCTGCCGCATCGGTGTTGAGTTTGAGAACAGCCGCGTTGTTGGCATCTGTAGCCTTTTGGACTGTATCGTTGTAGGTGTTGAGAGCGTTGAGAGAGTCGGTTTGATAAGTGTCATTGATTTTTGCAACTGTATCATTGTAGGTTTGTGTGGCTTTTATAGACGTTGCATCAAATGCTTCTTGCGCATTGAACATTGCCTTGTTGTAAGTATCGTTAGCGGCGGCTGAAGCCTTATTAAAGGCATCCTGAGCCGCGAGGTCGCGCTTGTTCTTGTCGTCTTGAAGGGTTGCGTATTTGGTGGCGTAATCTTTCAGCGCCGTAGTCATATCGTTGTAGATCGTATTGACTTGCTTAGAGTCAGCCGCTAATTGAGCCGCATCCTTCTTCGCTTGCGCCGCCGCCGCTTTGGTTGTGTTTCCGCCGGGTACATTGCCGATTACTCCGGTGTCTTTGCCATCGCTTAAACCGCCCGCGTTGGCGAGGGTTGATTCTTTTGCCCCGCCGCCCAAAATGTCGCCGAGTGAAATCTTTTTATTTCTTAGTTCGTCAAGAGATTTGCCCATGCCCTTAATGCTGTTAGCAGTCGAGTCAAAGAACTTGCCGACATCCTGAGTTGCTCCGTTGATGTCTTTGAGGGCGGCTTTAGCCGCGCCACCTATGCCCGGCATAAAAGACATACCTTCTAGCAAGAGTTTCATTGGACCCGTTGCTAGTTTCATGACCGCTGTTACGACATCGCCGAGGATTTGAATAAACTCTCCGAAGCCTTCAACGCCGGCTTCTGCCACATCGATAACGATGTCGCGGAATGTCTTAGAGTGATTCCAAGCCACAACGAATATCGCAGCAAGTGCGGCGATTGCTAGGACTACTAGGCCGATTGGGTTTGCATCCATAACCGCATTAAGAGCCGCTTGTACGACTGTCATAGCCTTGGTTGCGTCTGATCCGGCTTCGGTGGCAAAGGTGAGTGCTGTTTGCGCCGCCGTCATGCCGCTAGTCATGGCGATATAGACGATCTGAGCCGCCTTAAATAAGTTCATGCCAATTTCGTAGGTCTTGAACGCGACATAAGCTCCGCCGAGGACTCCGATAAGAACCTCAAAAGCCGCCGCATTTTCTTTCACGAAATCGGTAAGTGGCTTGATATATGAGTCGTAGAGTTTGCCGATCTCTTTGCCTACATCCATCACGATCGTCATAAGGTTGGAAAGAACCGGCAATAAGGCGCTACCGACTGAAACAGCCGCATCGTTTAACTTAGCCTTCATCACATCAAGTTTTCCAGCGAAAGTATCCGCGTAGGCAGAAGCTTGTCCACCGATCTTCTGATTGAGTTGATCGAACGCCTTGGCAATAGCCTCATTCTTAGGGAGCGTAGTATCGAGCGAGATACCTAATTCTTTGAACGCCTTGACCGACCCCTGAGTACCGCGAGCGAGGGTTGTTGCGGCAGTTGCTAGTGACTCATGCTTGTATCGGGCAAGGTCGGCCGCCATTCCCATGAGGCTCGTAGCTTCTTTGACGGAACCGGTTGAGGTGACGAGGTTACCGTAGGCTTGCTCAGTATCAGCCGTCTCGAAGCCGAGGTCAGACATAGATTGGGCGGTCTTGTCGATTTGATCTCGGTTTGCCGCTGTATTTTGCTTCGCGTCATTTAATGCGGTGGCGAGTTTGGCTGTGCCGGTTTGCGCATCGCTTACGGCCTTTACCAAAGATACAAGGCCTGTTTGCGCTTCCATTAAGCCCTGAGTGAGAAGGTTTCCACCGAATACGCCGAGGGCTATGTTCTTGAAATTGCTGAGTGCGCCGCCAGTAGTTCTTGTTTGCTCTTCGATTGATTTGAGGCCGTCTGTAACCCTAGAGACGCCGGCGGTAACACCCGTTGAGTCAATGGTGACTTGGATGTTTAGACCGGGAATCTCACCTGCCACTTTATCCCCTAATCGCTAAATTGATCGCACTTATCACATACTGCTCTGCCTTGCCGGAAAGAATGATTTCGTCACGCGCAGGAGTCATGTATGGATAGGATACGCCACTTTTCCAAAGAGAGGAGCCTTTTTCAAGCGCGAGAGAATATGAAGCTCCGGATTCCACGCTTGCGACATATTTGCCGAAGCCCACTCGCGAAGCAGGTGCGGCCATGATGTTGTTGCGCAAATTGCCCGTGACTGTATTCGGGAATGGGCTATCTACACGCGGTTCGCCGATTTTGTGTTTGTTCTGCGACACATTGAGTACCGCTTGGTTTTTGAGCGCAAGCGAGATGGCGTTGGTGGCCTCGTAAAGCCCAACATCGAGCCGTGCCGTAAGAGCTTCTATGGCTACCTGAACGGCTGGTAGATTGCTGTTTACCTCATCTGCCATTGGACTTCTCAATCTGCTTGATCTTGACGCGTTCGACTGTATCCGCAATAGACAACAACCAGTCTGCTCTGCCGGCTGGGAGATTGTCTACTTCTTCCGGTGTCCAGCCGAACCGATCAGCGAACTTAAAGTAATACCACTCCTCATCGGGGTAGGTAAATGCTTCGTGCCTATGACCGCCGTCTAAGACCCATTCTAGTCGTTTGAGTTGGGCAAAGGGCTATCAGCATCCTTGGCGTTCTCATCGGTGTCAGCAAGCTTTGGGAACAGATAGTTGGTCGCGTCTGCTACTGCGTTTACGATTGCGTCATAGTCTTTCGGTGAAAGTTCATCGAGAGACGATGGCATAACTGACGGGATGATGAGGTCGAATGACCACTCTTCAATCATGATGGAAGCGATTGCATCGCTGAGGGCTGTTGCCTGTGAGAGTTGTCCGGCTTCGCCTTCGCTGGCCTTGATGATCTTCTTGCGATCTTTAATTTTTAATTCTTGCGGATCGCGGAATGTGACTGTCGCGCCGGATGGGAGAGTAAGAACCTTTTTAGTCATGATGCCCCTTTTCTTTGGTTGGCGCTATCTTACCTAGAATGGGCAAAAGACGCACATAAAGTCTTGTGGGCAGAGACCTTAGTGCGCCTTTTGCGATCTAGGCGACGATTAGCAGTAGGTTGTTGAAACTGCGTTCGCAATCGTCCAAGTGATAGGAGAGTATCCGGCTGCGCCACCATCGGTGGTGTTTGCCTGACCATTGAAAGTTACTTCAATCTCAACGAAGTCCTTTGAGCGGCCGATTACTGCGGCTGTATATGCACCCTTGGTGAGTTGAGCCTTGATAATGGTCTGAGTTGAGCCGGTTCCCTGAGTCCAGTTGAACACGAGTGCTGGCTGTGTATTTGTAAGGAAGTTGGTGAGTTGAGTGTCATTTTCCATTGTGAAAGTGACTTTACCTGTCGCATCCAACGCTCCGAGGAACACTTGATATGGGTTCTGGGTGTTGCTGATACCCCAAACTGGAGTTACCGGACGCTTCATGTCGATCTGTCCGCTCATGGCATTGGATACCTGAGTTCCACCGACTGAAACTGTACCGTACCAAACTGGAGTTGGAAGAACAGTAGAGAAGCTTGGAGTAGGTGTTGAGGCTGTTGCTGAGAGCCAACCAGTTGCCTTGGCATCGTATTGAAGCATTCCGTCAGCGTTGAACTTTAGGCTGAAATCATGGAACTGGATACCGGCATAAGCGCGCACATTTGCGGCATAAAAGTCTGTCAATGTGTATGAGACAGGCTGAATATCTGCGGCGGTGCTTGCTGAATACTTGAGTGTGATGGCGTGTGAATAAGGCGCAGTACCGGTGATGGTGTCTGTTCCCATAACTCCGCCGATTACCCAACCGACTGTATCCGCGAATACATCGCCTGAGAAATCGAATGTTGAGTTACCGCGACCTTGGATGTAGTTGTAGGTCTCAGCGGCTGATCCACGAAGTCCTTTGTCGAGAAGCGCGCCGTACTTGTCCTCAGGCTTCAAGCTTGAAGCCGCGACAGGAATGAACGCTGTTGGGGTTACTGCAGTTCCCTTGGTTGTCTCTTTAGCGATTCCAATATAACTGCGGTGTGTATTTTGAATTGCCATTTACTCACGCTCCTTGCGTTGTATCAGACGGGGCTGATGGTGTTGATGGGGCAGGTGTTACAGGTGTTGATTTCTTACTTGCAGAAGCGAGAGTTAGATTTGCCGCGACAATTCCATCTTCGGCGTCAAATGTATCTCCGGGTTTAACTGTGACACCAAGCGAAGGGAAAACCACCTCTTGGTCTCCGGTGTATTGGTATGTAGCCATTTGTTAGTGGTCTCCTATGCTTGAATCATCTGTGTAACGGTGAATCGGATTTCTGCCCAAATCTCGGTTGCGCCGTTTTGCGACTGGGAAGGTTCTCCGTAGAAGGTATCTAACGAAGGTTCCGCACCCTGCCACACCAAGGTACCTGTCGTATCGCCAAAGTTGTGATCGGCTCGCAACACATTCTTGATGTTGTCGATAAGTGTATCAAAATCGGCCATAGCGTTTTCGGCGTCATTTTGTACGGAGTGAACGAAGATTTGTAGGCTGACTGTGAAGTCCACGCGTTTCCAACCTGATTGCGCTCCTCCGATTGCGATACGGCTGTCGCGCTCGCCGGAGATGTGAATAACTGCGGCGGCTCTTGTTAGTTGTCCCGGCGTTGCGCCAACTTGAAAGTTAATGCGCTTAGGGAAGGCTGTAAAGATTTGTCCGAGGTTAGGGATGCTTGCCCCGGTGAGATATGAATAGAGTTGCGAGCGTACCTGTACGCGACCGACATTTGACATTAGCGCATACGCCTAAACGGACTGAGAAGATCCATAGCAAGCTGCATATCGCTTCCCAAAACCTTCTTGGTATCAGGACCCGCAGTTGCGCGTGTAGTGATAGCCATTGTCAGCGAGTTGTCTCCGCGAACCTTTAAGAACTCATTGACCATGAGGATTGCCGCTTGCTTGATGGCTCCCGGCATTGTGCCGATTGCTACTCCTGAGGCGTGGGTGAATTTCAAGGCTGAGGTAAGAGGCACGGTGCTTGACCCGAATGTGTATGTCGAGGCGACTGTGACTGTCTCGGTGTTCGCGCCATCCCAAATGGTGAGGTAAGAACCGGCTGTCAATCCGACCGGGTCAATCATGGTCAGGGTACTTTGGCCTTGCGTTGCCGAGGAGATAAGGCCGTTGGTGAAGCCGGCTACATAGGTGTAGTTGGCGTAAATGCGTGACCGGGTTGATGGTGGGAAGCCGAAAGATAGAGGACCCGCCGAGGAATATGTGAGCGAAACTTGGCTCATTGGGTAGATAAATTGCGCCTTTTCGAACCAAATTGAGGCTAATCCCTGAGCCGGTACAGCAGTCAAGGTCGTAGGTGTGACGCCGTAAGACAAGCTCGTAACGGCTACAAGGTTGTTGTATTCCGGTGCGATGACAAGGTAGCCCTCAGGTGTAATGCGAGTTCTTTGCTGTTCTACGAAGTTCTGCGCCAAAAGAGGCTGGTTACAGTAAATGTCGATCCAAGAAGAAGCGCGTGAGATGTTTGTCAGGAGTTCTGCGTCTTGCTGAGCAGAGGTTCCGCCCACGACTAGGTTGTCGTAGTCAATAGCAGTCGGTGCGTTCTTATACTCCGCAACAGTCAGGTAGTTGCCTGATTGAAAGGGAGTGATTGGTGAGATACCGACTGTCGCTGTCATTCTTAGTCTCCGTCTGTTTTAGGTGTAGCCATTTCGTGACCGCAACGAGAACACAACTTGAACCACGATC